AACAATTTATAAAATGTTTTGCGTTTACGTGGATCGCTAATTGGTAAGTGTGGCGTAGCAAATGTGGTTTGAATATTTAAACCATCAAACGAATTTCCACTTTCCATTTGATACAAGTAGCCATCATTGTTTGCAAACAGTACTACTTCTACATTCTGATTATAATCGCTGTCTGCTACGTATGCTCGTATGCCTCGTGTTTCTGACCAAGCCATGCCCTCACCACCTTGGGGTGCAAACTGCGTTGCTAGTATGCCTTGAGCATTTTCTTGCGTAATGTTATTATTATATCCAAGTATTCTATACTGTGATTTTTCACGAATTACACAACTTGTAAATGACGTGTTTGAAGAAATAAAACCTGTCATTGTGCTTTGGATTGTTTTAGATACAACAGCTAATCCAAAATCACCTAGTCTATCTGTTCCACTAAGTAGTCTTAACCCGTCAGGGCCAAGAAACATTACGTCACCACCTATTTCTTGTATTGTGTCTGAATCAATGCATCCAATGTCTATTGTAATTGGCTGCAATGAAAAGTCTGCAATGGTAGTGCCAGTTAGCTGATGTATACTATTTTCTGTAAAAATAATTAGTTGTTGTCTAAATACCGTTAGCGCAGTAATTGTACCGCCAACATTAATACTACCTGAACCGTTTGCTACTGAGAAATCCGTGTCCGTGTAAGGCGCAGTAAATGTTACTGTTGTACCTTTAGCAAAAAATAAATGGTTCTTAACTTCTGCTACAAAGGTTGCACCCACAACATCTGCAGGTGAATCTAGTAATACTGTAAACGTAGTATTATCATAAAGTGCTGGTTCGTTTAACCCATCAACAATTGCAATTTTTTCAGTGCCGTTAAAGTTATACTTAGCAAACCTAGTTTTATTAGCACTTTCTCTGCTTGTAGATAAAAAAGTAATTACTGCATTATTTGCTGGACTGCTTGCCAGTGCAGGGTTAATTGCTAATGTAGCACCGCCTGATGATACAGTAGCATTTGCTGTAACTGTATATATTAAATCTATACCAGCAATTTTAAATGCGTCACCTGCTTGTGGTGCAGAATCTAAACCGTCAATTACTAAACTGCTACCAGTTTGACTGCCGCCATCTACAAGTGGTGTTCCATAGTCAGGCACATTAATCTTTGTAAAACCGCTACCACCAGTTTTAAATATATCAGCATTCTTGCAAACAATTGCACTGTCTTCCCATGCTGCTAAACCAAGTGTAAGATAATTAGATGTTGTCGTTTTAAAAGTAACGGCAGCAGCGTTTGCAGGACTACTAGCTAATGAAGTTGAAAGAGTTAGCGTTGCTCTATTATTTGTAGCATCGTAGGTAACTCCACCTGATGCAATCGTATAAGTACCCGTAACCCCTGCTACTTCTAAAGTATCACCTGCAACTGGTGTAGTATGTATTGCAGCTATTATTAGAGTTGTACCACTTTGACTAGCACCGTGTACTACAGGTGCGCCATACGGCGGGATAATACTACTATCGTATTTATCATATCCTTCAATACGTCTGTAACCACCCTCAACAGAAGGCTCAAAGTTACGTAATATTCTTGCGCTTCCCGGTGCATTTGTACCTTGCTGCAAGGGAGATAAATTAGTTATAAGACCACCACGAAACTCAACTGGGTAGGTTTGCCATGCATCCATTGTGATAGCCCCTAAATACCGAAGCCTGAACTTGCTCCACCTGTAGCACCAGTAAGCATATACGACCTTACGTATGGTGTTCTATTAATAAGCTGGGAACGCATATGCTTAATACCTTCGTCAAATTTTTCTTTCATAACTAACGCATCTTGCGTATTACCTCTAAACAAATATCCATAGTGCATTGCACCGTCTACAATAATATGTTGAAATCTTTCTGGAATGGTAGGAACATCTGTTACGGCAGACAAATCTGTAGGAAAAGTGTAATACTCATATACTAGTACATATGCTTTGTCTGGTTCTGGTGTCATAATAAATTCTAGGCTAGGTGCTTGCGCTACTTGTGTAGGTACACCCTGACCAAGAGAAGAACTGTACTCTTGTTCTATATACTTATCTAAATAATCTTCATAGGCTATTTCTGTAAGCCGTGTAGTAGCATTACCTAATGAAGAATTTTCTTTGATACGAAAAGTTTTAAAGTTAATTACTTTAGCATTTGTAGGAAACGCATAACGACTAGTATTAGCTGTTAGTGTAGTTTCTTGTGTAGTATGATTAAAAGGCCAAAAATATTCTGACTGATTTAAATATCTAATAGATGCGTTAACAGCATCTTTGGCTTGTGAATAAAAACCTGTAGCTGATGCAAAATTAGCTGAACTGAGTTCTACCTCATTCAGCCGCCTGTTTACTGCATTTACTAAGCCAAGAAAATCGTATGCCATATTACATCCTTAATGAAAGTGAAGGGGCAAGTTTCCCTGCCCCCTCATGTTATTTAGGCAAGTGTGTCACGGTCTACTTCGTTAGCAGTCGTGTCACCCTGATCGCTGATGTCCATCATTACAGCGAAAGCACGTAGCTTACCTGCTGTAAATGAAGCACCGCTACCTGCCAACACAAAATCAATTGTATCGCCAGATGTAGAAAGTGCTAGTCCATCAATTGCAACCTGTGGAGCGTAAGCACCATCAGCCGCACCGTCAATGTCAAGTGCTGCAGCAAACTCATCGACATCACCACCAGTGAAGCCAAGAGCAGCAGTAGCATCTGTAGCCGTATTCATAGTTGCAGATTCTACAACTTGAAAGCCAGCACCCATGATTAGAGTATTGGCAGGTACGGTAATTGCCTGAATAGTATCGCCGGGAGCAATGCTATTTGCAGTCAGGTCAATTGTCACATCAACGTAATACGGATTGCGTCCACGCTGTGAGTTCCCTGAAGCGGGATGTAGAACTGCGGTAATGTTAGCCATGTCTTATTCCCCCTTTAAGCCAGATGGTAAGCGGCGTTAACAAGAGCTTCAGGACGAAGAATCTTGCGGCCATACAAATGCATACCACGAACAATGTCAGCGAAGCTGTCAGGATCACGATATGTCTCAGTCTTATTAATCTGCTCTGCAGTTGCAACAGCAGATGAATGACCAGCAACAATCACACCAAAGTTAGTAGAACTGTTTGCACCTGTGAAAGATGAACCAGTACCAACTTGTGGTAGGTTGTTTGAAGTGTATACGGTAAAGCCATGAATGTTACTTGAAACAACACCATTCTGGATGCCTGAACCGCCAAAGTCAGCATTGAACAGACGAGAATCTTCGTCTTTCAGTACTTCAATGAACACTGGGTCAAGAACAAGCCAACGTCCCTGCGTGTCAACATTCTGCTGATCTAGCAGACGAGACATACGGGCGATAACCTGTAGTGGGTTTGCATCTCCAGCATTTGTTGGTGCAGCACCTGAACCAGTACGTGGCAGGATTGCAATTGCATCACCACCCGAACCACCGTTAAAATCCGATGCGTCAAGCTTCATTGAAGCCAACAGTTCGTCTGTACCTGCAGTTGAAACAGCAACAGAACCGTTTACAGTTGTATTAACTGCGTTAGGTGTGCCGTGGATTGCAGTCTGCTTGTAACCAGCCAAGTAACCAAGAACGTCTTGGTCAAACTGGTCGGCGAGGCGGTAAGCCGCACGATCACTTGCCAGTGACTGGAAGTTTACGTGTGAGTGTGCCTCTTCAATGTCATCAACCTTAAATGCAAAGTAGTTAGCTTTGTCAATTGTTAGGCTGAAGTCTTCATCGTCAAGGTCTTGCGGCGTGATGGTTGTACCACGGGCGTAAGCCTTAACTGTAATTTCGGGTTCCTTGATAATCTTAACGGAATCACCCATAGCAGCAATCTCACCGAAATAATCGGAATTGGTGATTGCTTCAGCAACAGCAGACTTGCGGAAAGCAAGTTGCACCTGTTTGCTGTAAATTACGGGAGAAAAATTACCGTTAGGAAGATTACCATAACCACTAGCAGTAGTAAATGCCATGTTAAAATCTCCTAATTTAGCATTTTACAGATGCAAACATTACAAGTCTTAGCAGAGGCTGAATAACGTAGGGTGTGTATTCTAGTTAGGTGGCCGCCCAACTATTCAACAGGCCATGTTTATCAGGTAATCCGAAAGGGTTATTGTTGTTTGCTGATTGTAAATGTAACTAAGTAGCTATCTCAGTTACACTTACCTGACTATAGTTATACTTAAAAATAACTACTTGTCAACTCTTTTTTACACATTTATCTAGCAGAGCCAGATACATCATAGATAAACTTACCAGAACG